ATTAATAGCAGTATAAGCGACTGCAACTTTACCCATATCGCTTTCACCCCTTGCTTCGCCAAACATAATTGCTGATAAACATAAGATTTCATTAATCATCTTCTTTCCTAAAATGTTACTGAAACAGGCGGTTCATCCAAGAATCTATGCTGATTTAAATAAGTGCTAGCATTAGGAATGAACTGCCCACCCTTCTCAAACCATTGCTTGCTTTGTTTTTGCCAAGCTAATGTTTTAAGAACATCTTGTAAATTAGGTCTTATCTTATTCCAAGATTTTCTTGCGGCTTCTTTACCAACCTTTTTTGGATACTCTTGCCAAAAAGTATCAAAATCGGATGATATATCTATATGGTTATTAGTTATTGGTTGTTGGTTATTAGTTATTAGTTGGTTGAACATCCGTTGAACGCCCGTTGAACGCTCGTTGGACTTTGCCCGTTTTTCGGCACTTACGCGACCTGCTTTAGCGGCTAAATCTACCCGATCATGGTAGAACTTAATCTCGTCATCAGCCCGTCTTTGAATAAAACCAATTTCAGTTTCCAAAAAGAAATCTTTAAGAACATTTTGAATAGCATTCTTTTCATCATCAGTCCTCGCTGAAAGTAATCGATATATTTTGTCTATATCTTTAGGAAGTGGCTCTTCGTTAAGATAGTATTGATCTAATAGTTGATGGTAACAACCATGCTCTAACAAAGTTAAATGGCCTGTATCAGCCCTGTAATCTGATATGTTATGTTGATAATAATGCAATTATTTTCCTTTCTCTTATCTTGTCTTTTTTTATTATTAAACAAATATTATGTTTCGTGCAAGTAATTTTGTATTATTTTTTGAGCTTCCTCGAATCCATAGGCCACTTCCGCACCATAACCCATTGATTCTGCTAAATTTAAGAACTCTTCCTGATTTTGTTGTAATTTTGCACCTTTTTCCTTTTTCATCTCTAAAAATAGGCCATGCTTGCCATTAGCCGGGATCATAAGGAATAGGTCGGCCACGCCTGCCGTAACCCCTTCTTGTTTTAATTTTATGGCCGTTCCTATGTGCCTAGCGCCCCCATTAGGTATGGCAAATAAGCATTTAGCCATTAAAGGATATTGAAGCCTAAACCATTTAATAAGCAAAGACTGTGCCAAGTGTTCTTGATTACGCATAAAAATATTTTAAAAAAAGTTTGACATGATTATTTAAAGGTATATAGTAACACCTAGCAACACAATTTTATTAACGAAACTTTTAAGGAAACTAAAATGGCAAAAGCAACTATCAAAATCGAAAACAACACTTTAACAGTTAGCTCAACTCAATTTGTTAAGGACATCGTTGTAACAAGTCCCTATAAAGAAGTTCTTTTTTACAGAATCCAAGAATTAGTTGGCGATGAGCCATTTATGCAATGGGAAATTATTGGCGGTCTTACTCAAGCTGATGTAGATTATATTTGGGCTTCTTGGGATGATGACGAAGTTGCGTTAGCTCGCAAAGCCGGCATTAAAAGTTATGATGAATTTTGGGCATCATTTGGTTACGATGATGAAGTGGTGGTTGCATAATGAAAAAACTATTAACCGCACTATTAATCTCACTCCCGATCCTAGCGGTCGGGGGCGAGCCTGCTAAACTTCGTTATAATTGGATTGAGGGTAAATGGAATTATGCCCCTAAAGAAGCCAAGCTAAAACTTAATTGGGTTGAAAAGCAATATGAATTCGTATTGCCTAATTCAAAACTCAAACTTAATACTCAAAGCAATAACTACGAGTATGTTCAAACGCAAATCAATCCTTATCAATCAGAAATCGAGGAATAATTATGACATCACAAAACAAGAAAATAGTTATTTACGCAATTGCATTTTGGGCTTATTTTGCCTTATGGTTGTATGTTTTATACCCTTTACTAGACAAATTCTTAAAAGGAGTATAATATGGCGACAAATCAACAACTTACGGGAGCTGATATGGCTAACGAAATTGCAGTTGAAAATAAGATACATATTCAAGCGCTTCATCATCCTGATCCTGATTTTTATGGTGAAGATGATCAAATTCGCAATATGCAAGAATTAATTGAATATTATCTAACTTTCCAATGTAAAAATTGGGGTGATTTATTTGCTAGCGCTGAAGATACAGGCCCATTTATTAGTCGCATTCATAACATCTTGTTTGATCCTAAAGATGATGAATTAGGTCGTATCCGGGATGAGTTTAATAAAGCGATTAAAGATATGGCTAAATATGTTTATGATAACCATGAAACTAATCGTTGGGCTAAAGGCATCTATGATGCTACAATAGAAAATATCGTTTAGAAACTTTTAAAAGGACAAGATAAGATGAAAACCTCTGATAGCATCAAACAAATTGCTGAAGCTTTAGTGTCGGCGCAAAAAGAAATTAAATTTGCCGTCAAAGATTCAACCAATCCTCACTACAAATCTAAATACGCTAATATTAATTCAGTTATTGATGCGGTTAAAAAACCGCTTAATGATAATAATATTGCAATTCTACAATCTTTAAGCCCTTCCGATGACGGCAAACTTCATCTTACTACTCGTTTAATCCATAGTTCAGGTGAATGGATTGAAGATACTGCCGTCTGCCCTATTCAAAAGCAAGACCCTCAAGGATTGGGAAGTGCCGTTAGTTACATTCGCCGCTATAGTTTATCAGCGCTTTTGTCTGTATATGCAGATGATGACGATGGCCAATCAGCCGCACTTAACGCATCAGATTATCTTCAAAAAATTAGCCATAGCCAAACTTTAGAAGAGCTACAAGCTAATTATAATTTTGTTATGGGTGAAGTTAAGAATGATCGCACTTTATCTAAAATGGTTATTGAAGCTAAAGATAAAAGAAAGGCGGAATTATCATGAAAATAAGCGACTTTCCAATTTTAAAAACAGATATGACTTTAAGAGATCATTTTGCTTCATTAGCTTTACAAGGAATGTTAGCAAATTCTCAACAACAAGAATATTTTGATGATAATCTTGCTCATTTAGCATATTCATTAGCTGATGCAATGATGAAAGCGAGGAATAAATAATGGATGATCCTATAATTCGCAATGTTTATGGCTATCCACTTCCAACAACTGCTAAAGAACTTATGCAAGCTGAAGCAAGGCGCACTAAAGTTGAAGCTTTAAAAAGATTTTTAGGTGAAAAGTATTTATTAGCACCTTTAACTAAAAAATTAGATAAACCACTTAAATAAGGAACTAACATGGAAAGAATTATTAAGGGCATCGTTCAAGGTAGCCCGGAATGGATGTCGCTTCGAGTTGGTAAGATTGGCGGATCAAGAATAGCTGATCTGCTTACTGAAGGTCGCGGTGGTGCTGAATCTTTAATTAAACGCAAATATAAAAATGAGCTTATTAGGGAAAGATTAACAGGCCGTAAATTAGAAACCTATAAAACACCTGCAATGCAACGAGGAATCGATTTAGAGCCAATGGCTAGGGCTTGGTATGAAGTCCATAATAATGTCTTTGTGGATCAAGTAGCAATCGTTTTACATCCTACTATTGAAGGCGGCCAATGCTCACCTGACGGATTGTGTGATGCCACAAATTCCTTGATCGAGGTCAAAATACCCAATCCCGAGAACCATTTGGATAATATTCTTACAGGTGGCAAACAATTAGAACAATATTATGATCAAGTCATGTGGCAATTGGCTTGTGTTCCCGGCTCGAATGGCAATGAAAAAAGAGAATATTGCGACCTTGTATCTTTTGATCCTGAAATGCCGGATCATTTACAAGGATTCGTAAAGCGTATTTATCGAGATGATGAATATATTAAAACAATGGAAACTGCGGTGATCGCGTTTTTATCTGAAATTGAAACTATCGTAAATAACTTAAAGGAAAATAAAAATGGCAATAACCCATGATTTAATCGCTAAAACAGGCGAATATACAAACGCTAATGGCGAAACAAAAGCTCGTTGGACTAAAGTAGGCGTGGCTATGAGCAATAAACAAGGTGGCACTTCACTTCTTATTGAATCAATCCCTGTCAATTTTGATGGTTGGGTAACAATGAGAGAGCCGCAACCTAAACAAGGTGGCGCGGAAGATAAAACTGACTTGCCATTTTAATGATTTTCTTGATGGTTTTGTTTAGCAAAAAAGTCATAATTTGCAATACAAACTGCAATTGTTAGGTTTGTATAACATTTATAAAGGACTAATTATGTGGACTAAACCATCAGCAACAGAAATGAGATTTGGCTTTGAAGTAACGATGTATGTTATGAATAAGTAAAAAAAGAGGGGCTTAATTGCCCCTTTTTTATATATCACTTTTTTTCAATTAATTCGTGCCTTCTATTCCAACTAGCTTCATACCACCACCAATCACGCCTAAACTTATCAATTAAATCATGTTTTCTTTTGTTTCTATCAGATACTCTTTTTTTTCTCATTCGTCTGTTAGAGCTTGATATAACCCATTTAGATGGGCATTCATAAACAATCATTTAATATAATGTTCGCCTGTAGCGCCATTTTGGCCAATAATATCTATACGATCCTCATCCCAAGATGTTGTTTCGTCTGAATCAAAATACTCTTCCTTTTTACCAAAAATAGAATCGTAATTATCATCCCATTTTTTCTTTTGTTTAAGTTTAGTTGCTGATCCTTTTCCTGCTTCGCTATATTTACTCGCCATAATTTTCCCTCACCCATTTAGAAAAGTTAATTAATTCTGATTTATCTGCCGTAAGCTTCATAGCATTGGCTTTGAATGATATTACCTGAATATTGCCTTTAATGTAACCTTTTGCATTGTCTATTCTATCAAGGCTAGGGCTTAAATCGCGGTTACCATCGATGGCTTTTTTAATAGGAAGTCCCAAAATGGGACATATTTCAGGAATGACTATATCGGATATTTCTATGTTGAATTCAATACCTTTTTTTAAGGCACGATGTCGAGCTAATTGAAAAAGATTTTTTTCTCGGTTCTTGTCTTTCCAAGCCCTTAAATACTCTTTCGTTTTACTCTTATCTTTAAGGGGCATTTTATTTTTTAAATTTACTGCGCGCCCATTCGTAAATTCTAATGCAATACCAAAATATTGATAATAATGCCGCAATAGCCGGTAAAAATTTCATAATAGTTCCAAGAACTGTAATTCCCGAAACTGTATCAACGATATGCTTTGTATGTTCGTTGATGTCATCAATATGCTTCATTATTTATTCTTTCTACTAATTAATAACATGATCTTCAAGGGCAATATAAAGACTGTCAGGACTAGATATATAAGCAATAGAGCCATTAGATAGTAAAATAACCAAATAATGCTTGCCATCGAAATAGTCAGCGTCAATATTTTGGATTGTTTTATTTTGTAGAGAATCGAAGATTTCATTTATGGTTCTAGGTTTTTGCATTCAGATATTTTAACACTACTTCAGGTTTAACAAATTTTGTAGCGTCATATTCTGTATGTTCCCACCATAAAAATTGGTTTTGCACCAAATATTTCCTATCCTTTAATAAATTAATATTTTCAGGGTGGCCAAAAATATTAGGATCGGAAACCGACCATAGAACTATACCATACTTTTGCTTATCCCAAGCAAAATGTTGAAAAAAAGAATCGCAACTTATCCATGTTCTGCATTGATCAACAAGATTTCCAAGCTCTGTTAATGATAAATTTTTTCTAAAGTCATCAACTAATTGTTCCTCACCATCAATCCCAACTTGAACTATTGGCTCATCAATCAGTCTAATAAGTTCCTTCCAATAAGAATAATTCTTGGGATTAGTCTTTCCGTTTCTTAAAGCTTTAGAATAAGGACTAATAATAATCATAAATATAATTTCCTAAATGCATTTTCCAAGCTATCAGTCCATTTCCATTCAGCCATTTTTTTATAAATGCTCCATTGATCTATATCGCCAAATAAAGACATAGCTTCAGATATTGGTCTGCCGGGAATAATTTCAGGGTAACAAGTAAATATTTCCGCGTTTTTAATATCAGGCAATACACGCTTAAATACAATGTGATCACCCATACCGCAATTAAGCACCACAATCTTTTTGTCTTTATAAGCTAAAACATTTCTAAATATTAATTCATCATGTTGATATAGTTGTTGATTTGTTTCTGATCTAATACCGCCATTAGGATTTTTAAGATGCCAAGTGTTTGCGTGTGGTGCGGCTAAAATTATATAGCCTTTTAAATGCAGTCCATAAGTAAATAAAGTTTCCTCTCGGTGTGCAACTCTTGATAAACCTAAATTGTAATCATGGACACCTGCGCGATAAAGAAAAGAGCAATGAAGATGCTCAACTTCTTTTAATTTTTTTATTTCCGCCCATTGAATATTTGGCTCTTTATCAATATCTTCTATTTTGCCTGTATTTTTAGAAGTATCAGGATTAAAAGGTAAAGTTAATATAGCGCCACCTATAGCGCCAACATCTTTATCAATCCAAGAGTATAACTCTTGTAAAACATTTGGTTCGGGTATTGCATCATCATCAACTCGCCATACCCAATCATATCCCATTGTATTTGCCATTTGATGAATATGGTGTTGGCCTTTTTTACCCGAGTAAATCCATTCCCATTTAATGCCTTTATAATCCATAATGCTAAATAAATGCTGATAAATATTATTGTTACGCATATCTTCAGGCGCATCGTTATCATCAAAAATAACAACTTTATCAGGCAATTTTGTCTGATTAATTATAGAGTTAAGCGCTAAAGGTAAAGTAGTTTGGTAACGACCTCTTGTGGCTATAGAACATAAAACACTAGCCACGATCCCACCTCATAATCATAAGATTAAATCTGTTTTTGTCATTAACTTCGGGTAAAGTTTCCGAAATGTAGCCATGTTCGTTGATATAGTTGTATTTAAAGTCGGGAAAGTTTGATTCGTTTAAGCCATGAAGCTTATGGTGTTCACCCCAAAATCCTTTAGGCTCATTATGTGGAGTTGTTAATAAAAGGCGTTTGCAATGTTGTTTAAGTTTTTGTGCTATTTCAAGGCCATTATCAAGATGCTCAATAAGCTCAAAAGCAATTATGGTGTCATATTGTGCTAAAGGATAGGTGTTTATATTAGCGTTAGTAAAAGATGTGTTTAAGCCCCATTCCTGTTCGCGTGCGACCTCTATAATAGTATGGTCGTAATCTAATCCAATATAGTTTATGTCATTAGGAAGGAATTGTGAGCCATAACCTGTAGAACAACCTATTTCAAGAATATTCTTGCCTAATAAATTGCGATTAGCCCAAAGATAACGAGTGGCTTCTCTAGGATAGACGGGATCGCCTTTTAGAAAAACCGCTCGCTCGTAATTATTTGTAAGTAAAAATCTATAATGATTTGGATCATACTTCTTAAAGTATTCCAAAGCATCTTGTATTGTCTTATCCATGTTTTATCCTTTAAGTTAATGTTCCGTAAGCCGTTACATTGGCAATTGCTACAAAGTTGCCTGATGAATCCAAACTAAATTTATTGACACCGCTATAGGCAAAATACATTTTAGTTCCTGAATTGCCAATAGTCCAATCGCCTAATATTACACCTGTTGCCGCACCGCTATAGCCTGAATATCCGCTGAAACCTGACAAGCCTGTAGCACCGCTGAAGCCTGATATGCCTGATGCTCCATCTTGGCCACTAAAGCCTGACAAACCTTGTTCGCCGGAATAGCCACTATAACCTGAATAACCTGATAATCCCGGCGCCCCCGCTTCACCACTATAGCCACTATAGCCACTAATACCTTGTGGGCCTGTTTCACCTGAATAACCGCTGAACCCACTAGTGCCATTAGCACCGCTGAAACCGCTGATGCCTGACGCACCATTGATTCCACTAAAGCCACTTAAACCTTGTTCACCACTAAAGCCACTAAAGCCTGAATAGCCGCTAATGCCTTGTGGGCCTTGCTCGCCTGAAAAACCGCTATAACCACTTATGCCTGAATCACCGCTGAAACCGCTATAGCCGCTAAATCCACTATAACCGCTGAAGCCTGACACACCATTAACAATAGCAAATATTAAATTGTGATTATTAGCAAAACCTGTAGTGCCTGTTCCTGAACTTGAAACTAAAGTTACAGGATAAGCCCAATATGCACTTCCACCACCATTATAATGTGTTGGTGTTCCACTAATTTCCCATGTTTGAGAATTAGCACTTGCACTTGCATCTTGAATAACAAATTGTTCTGATTGTGTTAATAAAGATAAATAAACATCAATATCAACATTTGTTTCAGTTAAATGTGAAACATTAATTGTTGTTGCAGTTATTTGAACTATGTTATTCCAACTTATTGCACCATCGCCCGGATAACCTGATGTTGTAGTTGTATGAGCATGATATTCAAAAAAGCTAGATGATGAGCCGGGAGCGCCACTAAAACCACTATAGCCACTATAACCGCTGATACCGCTAGCGCCTGAATATCCTGACGCACCTACTTCACCGCTGAATCCACTTATACCACTAAATCCTGATGCGCCTACTTCACCGCTGAAGCCACTATAACCTGAATAACCTGACTGACCATCTAAACCTGAATATCCGCTCAAGCCATTAATGCCTGAAAAGCCACTAAATCCTGATTCACCTGACCAACCGCTAAATCCCGATATACCTTGTGGCCCTACTTCACCTGACCAACCACTATAGCCTGATATACCACTAGCACCCACTTCGCCACTATAGCCGCTGAAACCACTATACCCTGACGCGCCATTTAAACCTGAATAGCCGCTTAATCCATTAATACCTGAATAGCCACTTGCGCCTGATTCGCCACTCCATCCGCTAAAACCTGAATAGCCTTGAGCGCCGACTTCACCACTATATCCGCTGATACCACTATAGCCACTTAATCCTTGAGGGCCTGATGGGCCTGTAGCGCCTGATTGAGCAAGTAAATCCCAATCTGTATTAGAATCAGGTGGGTTTCCTGAAATAGCAATACTTACAAGAGCAATATAAGAACTGCCATTATAAGCAACAACATCATTAGGAATATATGTAGTATCAATATCCCATCCGTCTTTCCAATAAAAACCTATACCTGAATAACCGCTTATTCCCGATCCTGAATAACCTGAAAAGCCACTTATACCTGACGCTCCATCTTGGCCACTAAAACCACTATAACCTGATTGACCATCTTGGCCACTATAACCACTAAATCCTGAAATACCTTGTGGCCCTGTAGCACCGCTATAACCACTTATTCCCGAACCTGAATATCCACTAAAGCCTGATATACCGCTAGCGCCATCTTGACCTGACATACCACTAAAGCCCGATGCACCTTGAGCGCCACTATAGCCGCTAAATCCGCTAATTCCTTGAGGGCCTGTAGCACCACTATAACCACTTATGCCCGATCCTGAATAGCCGCTAAAACCTGATTGGCCACTAAAACCGCTTAAACCATCTTGGCCTGAATATCCGCTAAATCCTGAAATGCCTTGAGGGCCTGCTTCGCCACTAAAGCCGGAATAGCCACTTATGCCTGAACCTGAATAACCTGAATAACCTGATATGCCTGAACCGCTATAACCACTATAGCCTGAAAAACCACTATAGCCACTAGCGCCTGATCCGCCTGAATAACCTATACCGCTATAGCCTGAAAATCCTGAATAGCCGGAATAACCTGATGTGCCTGACGCGCCTACAACGCCACGATCAATAGTAATTTCAGTAGTAGAAGTAGGCGTTACTTCTACAGTTATATTGTTGCTATCAATAACATCAATAGAGTAATTAGCCATATTAGTTCACCACGCCATCTGAACGCACTAGGAATAGTAAAAAGATAATTATATCTTGAGCAGGTGTTGATCCTGAAGATGGGAAACTAATTTTAATACGACCTGAAAAGCCTACGCAATTTTCAGCATTAATATCTAATTGAGTATCAGTAGAAATAACTGACCATGTGGATTCGTCTATTTCTAAAGTAAATGTGCCTGAAGCATCAACTCTATTTGAAATAGTTAATGAAACAGGGCTTGGTGGTGGTGTGTAATCTGCAATATCAAAAGTAAGTCCATAACGACTATCATGGATATTAGATAATTGTCTGCGAATGATTTGAGCATCAATAGTAGCGCCTGTTAAATCAACAGGTGATCCATTGCTATTAAATGCTAGATTCCAATAGGTTTTTTGATTATAAACAAGTTCGCCTGCAATGATTTCATTATCAAAGCCCGACACTTGTTGAAGTGTATTTTTATTAAAGATAGCCATAATTTTTCCTTACAAGGTTAATGACGCAAGCATCTTACTGACGCAATGCGAGTAATTATGTCTTATGATATTTAATGATTATAACTCAAAAACCCCAAGAAACGAAAGAATATCTTGTGCCTTTTGTAACTGTAGTAACGGCATGAGGGTATAAAAAATTAGAAGGAAATAAGATAATATCGCCTGCTTCTAATTGCACTTTTTTATTATCAAACATTAAAAAGTCGCCACCTTCAAAATCATCATTAAGAAGTGCCAATATAGTTAATATTGGAACGCCTTTTTTTTCGCCATCAAATAATGTATGAATATGATCGTGATGAAATTTCATATTAGTGCCTATTTGATAACGATTAAATCTTATAGTAGAAACTTCTTGTAATTGAAAAGGATTGGGAACAATATTAATTAAGTAATCATTAACACAATCTTTTATTTTATTATTTAAATAATCCATATATTTATCTTGATAAGTAATTTCAAGATCATCTTCATAGGTTGTTGATTCTTGTGTTATTGGATTGCTATAAGCGTGTTTAGACCATTGAGCTTCATTAAATGTATCTATAATTTGTTTGCATATTGATGGTTCAATAGCTTTGTATATAGCAATATAATCTTGTAAATTTGTTTTCATATTATCTTAAATATAAAGCGGTTGAAGACATTTCATCGCCTATATTTCCCCTTATAAATGTATTAAAAGCAATGCTAATTCTAGTTTCTTTACTTGTGGTTGGCGGAACATTGTGTTGAAAATTAGATGGAAATAACACTAAATCTCCTGTTTCTACAAGAATAGCAATATCGCTACTATTGTAATTATTAGGCTGATTATGATTAATTTGATAAATAAATGGCAAATCTTTATAAAATTTAATCATATCTTCGTTTTTTATGGCATTTACATAAAATACACCTGATATAAAACTATTAGGGTGAGAATGTTTATGATGATATTGATTTGGTTCTGTGTAATTAGCCCATGATTGTGTTATATAAACATCTAAATTTGAATTAGGATAAATAATATTTACATATTCTTTTATATGTTCATTAATTATTTTTTTTAATTCTGCAAACAAAGGATATTCAAATATATATCCACTTTCACTTCTTAAATTTCCCATATTTAAAACTTTAGGCAAATTTAATAAATAGTTTTTTTGTTGATTAATTAATGGCTCATCAATATAATTGATGTATAAAGGGGTTGGAAATAAATCCATGATTCTTGTATTGTTCATATTTTGTCTTTATAAAAACTTTACATCTTTACGCTCAATTTGTTTATTAATTTTTTTATGTTCAATAGCTTCTATTGGATCGTCTTTAAGATTTAATTGAATGGTTGTAGGATCAATGCTACTTCCAATTAATGGAGTTTCTTGAGGTATTAATCCAATATTTTTTAATGCAGTCCAAGTTAAAGGATTGCTCATAGCATTTTTAATTTTAGCGGCAGATGGCCTGCCATTGGCTATAACTTCGGCTTGCATTTCTCTTGCTAATAAAACAGTAAATTCATTAGCGGCATTAACTTCAAACATTTCTTCATCAGAATAAGGTGTTCCGTCTTTATGCTTTAATCTTGTTGGTTCTGCTAATTCATAACATTCTTTTAATAATTTTTCTATTATTTTAATTTCATCTTTATTTTGTTCAAAGTTTCTTTTACCTTCCTCAAAAAAAGATTCCATTTCAATAATTTCAGCTTCTAATTCTAAAATAATATGAGGAAGTGCATCAATAGATTTAAGATGTTTTAATTCCGCATATTTAGCTTTAGATTTTAAATCGGCTACTGTTTCTAATATTGCGGCTCTTTTACGACCATCTAAAAATCCTTGAAGTGTTTCAATTTTTTTCCAAACAGTTTCACCTATTACTTGATATTTATAATTAAATTCACTATTTAATTTTGCCATTATTTTATCCTTTATTATTAATTATGGGGTTGTTGAATAGCCTGCGGCGGCTAATCCATGTCTAGCAGTTCCAACACCGGGAGTATCCGATGCAACAACACCTGTGTTGGATACAAGATTAGTTACATTTCCTGCAATAATAGCGGCAGGGGTAGGTGTTCCGTTTGTTAATCCATAACTAAATATAGCTTTGTCGCCACCATATATTGAAGCACCTAATCCCGTTCTAACTAATCCAATTCCCGGAGTATCCGATGCAACAACACCTGTGTTGGATACAAGATTAGTCATTGATACGCGAGTAGGTGTTTGCCCAAAACCAAATATAGCTTTATCTCCACCATAACCTGTAGCGGCTAAAAGATTTCTAGCAGTTCCAACGCCGGGAGTATCCGATGCAACAACACCTGTATTAGAAACTAAATTTGTTATATTTAGAGGGCCGGGCGATCCAAAGCCAAATATAGCTTTATCATTACCATAACCTGCGGCGGCTAATCCATTTCTAGCAGTTCCAACTCCCGGTGTATCTGTTGCAACAACACCTGTGTTGGAAACTAAATTTGTTAATGACGATGAATTTCCATTTTGAATTGTTCCGTAACCAAATATAGCTTTATCATTACCATAACCTGCGGCGGCTAATTGCCATCTAGCAGTTCCAACGCCGGGTGTATTTGCAGAAACAACGCCTGTGTTAGAAACAAGATTGGTAATTGATTGCACTATAGGAGCGGCATTACCATAGCCAAATATAGCTTTATCTCCACCATAACTTGCGGCGGCTAATCTTTGTCTAGCCGTTCCAACTCCCGGTGTATCTGTTGCTATAACACCTGTGCTAGATACAAGATTTGTTATTGATACTTGAGCAGGAGCAATTCCATAACCAAATATAGCTTTTTGAGTTCCTGTAACATTGGATTTGCCCCAAAAATCAGTAGGCATAACAATAACGCCACTTGGCACTTGAGCTAATGTTCTTACATTAGTATCATTTAAAGATATAGTAGCAGTTGCGGATTGACCTAATTCAATTGCGATAGATTGCCCTGTGCTTGGGCCTGCTAAACTTATTGCACCTGAAGGATTAAGTGCCATTATGGTGTCCCGTATGCAGTAACATTATCGGCTGAAGTAATTGCGCCTGTTGATGAAATTGAAGCAACCACAGTTGCTCCATATAAAATCTGTAAAACTCCACCTGCTTCTTGAATAGTAAAATTGGTTGTTTGCAAAGTTTCAGCACTAGGAACGGCATTATAAAGAGCCGTTGAAGCATCAAGCTGACCTGATGAATTTACATTGTTTGCTAATTGGGATAAGTTATAAGCCTGTGTCATTATGCCGCCCCTGCTCTTGCGAATGATTGTTGAAGTATTTCATTTAATGTTGTAGTAGGTGTATTTGTCAAAGTATAACTCCCTGATGCAGTAGTATAATCTGTTCCTAATAATAATAAAAGCCCATTCATAAATAAATTTAATGCGCCTGTAGTATAACTAAATGTATAAGTAGATTGCCCAACAGTTGTATTAATACTTATGTTTACAGGCGTTCCGTTAGGCACTCCCAAATTATTAGCCGACCATTGAATAACAGTCATTTTACCTGTAATTGGGCTTGGAAAGTTAGTTATATTACCTGCCACTATATCATAATCTGTATCTGACATAACTGCGCCATTTGTAAATAATAACTCATATCCTGAATTTAAAGTAAAGCCGGGAACAACAGTTGAGCTTGGCGTTGTTATATCTATAATATTTCGGCTAAATGAAGCATAAGAAGTGCCTGTAGTAGTTGTAACGCTTCTAAATGAAATAATAGTAATAATATCGCTTGTAGCCGCACCTGTGTTTAAAGTAACAGTAGTGGCATTTTCCGTATAATCTAATGTTGGATTAAACAATACACCATTTCTAAATACTAAATCTTGGCCTGTAATATAACCTGCTGATCCTGTAACTCGAGTAGTTGGAGTAAATACAGTTTGTCCACTTGTAGCCGTAAATGAATCTATAGTCATATAGAAATTATCAGGCGCGCTAAAACCTACTACTCGACCATAAATATCAATAGTTAATGTTGATGCTGATCCTGTGTATGTATAAACGCCCGCTCCAAAATTAAGGAATTGCTGAAGTTGAGCAACCATTTTTCCATCAGGGCTATTAGTAATACCTATTTCGCCTGTGCCAACGGATGTTGTTCCTGTATTAATTAATTGACCTGTTCTAACATCAAGATCAATAACATTAGTTCCGTTAGGCAAAGCTGACCATATTGTAGGATCAAATAAAGCAGTTACAGTAGGCACGAATGCGGCTGAACCTGCGGCATAATCAGCAAGGCCTGTATCAAAGCTCATTTTGCGACCTGTTCTATTTGAATAGGTTAAATAATATGTAGTGTTAAAAGTAGGATCAGCTAAATACCATGTATATTCTGAAGGGCTTGTGCTTATTGTTGTATTGTTTTGATTATGCAATCCATAATATGTTTTTCCTGTAGGGCTTAAACTAAATCCTGTGCCAACAATATCATCCGCATAAGCTACTGCTATATATTTATCTGTATATTGAAATGTTGATGGTCGCCATTTATAAACAGTTGATGCAGGTGAAAAATCACTTGTAGCAAGTTGATTGACCATGCGACTAAAGAAATACCAATCGCCTTGAGGTATATCAAATAATTGAACATCAGGCAATACTTCATTTAATCCATAAGGATTGCCATTAGATTGAATAGCAGTAGTGCCTGCAAATATTCTTTGAGATGCAGTTGGGCTTGCATAAGCTGAATACCAAACTTCAGCATATTGAGTAATACCCGCACTTGATGATGTAACTCTTACACTAAATGCAGGATTAACGGCAGTCGGCAAAGCATTAACAATAATAGGTGCGGGAACAGTTCCAAAAGTAATAGGTGATCCAATACCTGTATTTGGAGCAGGTGTAAATTGAGTTATATTTTTATCGTCATAAACAGTAGGATTGTATTCCATTAAATTAAGCGTAGCAGTTACTTTTCCATCATCGCCAAATTTTTGAATTACTTTATTAATACGAAATAATTTTGCTACCCAACCATAATTAGCATTAGTAACAGTTACAACATCACCTGCTTCTAATTCAAGGCCAATAAAATTAATTTCTACTTGAAGTTGCAAATCTTCTCTTGCCGCTTCTAACATACGATTAGCAAGATATTGAGCAGTTACATTATTGTTAGTTAAATAAAGATTTACTGATTGTTTATTAACAGGTTCGTTTTCAAATAAAAGTGTTGGAGCTATTGTTGCTAAATCAAAAGTAGCTGAATTAAAACTATCTTTAGCAGAGCCATCAGGAAATTTACATTCAATAATATTAAATGAATTATTAAGATCAATAGGGCTAACTGTAATACCACCAATCATATTGCTATTATTAATATCCATAACAACAGAATAACTTGGTGTTTGCGTAACAACGCCCCATTGGCCTGTAATTTCATTATATTTAACCAAGCAATCGCAACAATCAGCCATAGCCTGAATATTTTGCATAATCTTTAAATTAGTATCTAAAGAACCATTAAATTCAAATCTAGGTTGAGTTGATGTGCCACCTGAATAAGTAGTATATGTAAATGATGCGTTAGAATAAGTATTAAGAGCAGTAAGACTTGCAGTATTTATATTTGCTAAAGGAATAGCCGCGCCATATCTTTCGCTTGATAAATAATCTAAAAAACAATCGCCCGGAGCTTTTCTTGCGTTTGTAATTTGAAATCTAGTTTGATTTAAACCTGTAAGCGCTTTATCTGAATTGTATTTAAGATGAACAATAGCAAAAGCAGTATTGCTCATTAATTTTGTGCTATTCCATTTATAAATAAGATTAGATGCGCTCATAACATCGATAGCATTTATTGAGCTATTTGTTGGACTTCCTGATCCATTTTTATATAAATAAATATCCATGTAACCGGCTATGTTTTGAGTTTCGCCGCTTGATTCATCCGTTAGGGAATCAACAGAATATCCATTAACATTAAAATTAACTCTTTTACCGCCCCAATATATATTTCCAAAAGTAATCGTATCAGGTGTTCCGCCCGTTTCTGTATTAGTAACTTCACTTAATGCAAACACCCAATAAATATCTTGATTATCTGTAGAAATAGACATATCAGTAATAATGCCGCCTACATAAGCAGTTCCATAAACAACAGGCAATTTATTATCGCCTGCGGGTGGAAGTTGTTGTCGATTGCCGGGATTAGGTTGTTGAGCATTTAGATTTGATTGATCGGGAGCGCTAGGCGCAAAAACTTTAGAAAGAATAGATGATGCAACCATATTAATTGCAAAAGCAATAATTTGACCTGCAAAACTTGCGGCAAAAACTTCGCCTGCTAATGCAGTAACAATAAATCCGCCTGCATAAGCATAATTGCAAGTAAAAAAGAATATAAGGAAAGTAATAATGAAACGAATCATTTAATTTCCCAATGTTGTTCTAACTTAACCATTCCATATCTTTCAAATTTTAAATCATCATAAGATGACATAACTGCTTGATTTATTTCTTTTTTTAATAACATTTTTTTTGCTATTTTTATATATTCTCTAATTAATTTATATATAACAAATTTGTTATTTCCCGTAAGCATAACCTCTTGTAATTGGTATATATCTTTTAACCAAAAACATTCAGTTTTAGCCGCTACTAATATTCCTGTTTGTTCATCATCTATTAATACAAAGCCACGCCCTGCATATAAAGTTGCTAATATTTGCTCAATATAAGTTCTTGACCATGCCAAAGGATTATTTGTTAATGGATTATTTGATTTAATCGCAAAATCTTTTAGCAGTTCTATTATCTTATCGTTATCGTATTTATTGGCAAATCTAATCAAACATCTTTTCCGAAAGAGTAATTAATAGTTTCAATGAAATTAACTCTATTCATTGATGTGTCTGTAGGATTAAAAAATTTCCAAGCATTGTCGTTAGTATATCTGCCGGCAGTTCTATTTTGCAAAATAATTTGAATGCTAGAAGCTGAAGCAGTTATGATGCCAACATAACCTCTTGCTTCTTCCATATATTGTTCTGATATTTGGAATGCACTTATATAGCCTGTAAAAAACTTATAAAGGCCACCTGTGCCACCTGTTGTTATAAGTTCGTTATTAGTATTAAAAAATCCATGCCACATTTCAATTAATGATCCTTTAATATCATGGCCTAATACCCAACCTAAAAGAGCAGTATCAAGGCCAACTAAAGTAATAGTTGTTTCATTAGCAGTTGATTTAATATCGCGTTGAACATCGCCAACTTTAACCAATGCGCCAAGAGCATCAAAAGGCTCTGAATCAACGGCAGGGATTGTTAAGACATTTGGAGTTGTAGCAAAGCGATAATATACTGATTCATAAACTGTGCCTGTGCCTGTTGCGGGCGTTCCTGAAGCAACAAATACTTCGCCTACAGTATTAGATGTTGCTCCATATAAAGTGAAATCTGTAGTGCCAATAGTTCTAATAGTATATTGAGTGCCATCAACCATATCAACGGCATCAACAGAGGTTCGCGATGTTACGCGAACAAAATCTGCCATTCTTATATTATTAGTATTTTCTATTGGAGTTATAACATCAGCCATTATAAGACCGCTTCTATTGCTTTAAATGTGCCATTCCATGCTATAAATGAATCATTAGTCATTGGAACAAAAGTATATGTTGGATATTCTTGAAGGATTACAGGAAATGTTGTTCCTAAATAAGTGCTTCCGCCTAAAGCTATCGTTGTTCCATATTGGCCAATGACTGCGCCTACATCAGAAACTAATGTTGTAATTAAAGTTCTGTGAACAGGAATATTAACAGTTGATGCAATACCTCTTACTACATCAGCAGTTGCTATATAAGCATAGCGGCCTACTTGACAAAAATCACCTGTTCTTACAATATAATCAGCCGCATCAACGCTTCCGGGAATATCACCTAGCACTAAAGTTTTATTTGCGCTTGCAGTTTTCCAATTACATAAACTTATTTCAGAGCTTGTCATATCACCTTGATATGCAATATAACTATTCCAACCTGTAGCGCCAAAATTAAGATATTGCTCATATTGACGATCAGCCGTTCTTAATACGGATAATAATTCTCTGCTTTGACTATAAAGCAAATAATTCATTGGTTTCATATCAAAACCAAAAGGCTGAACAGTAAGAATTTCGGATGTTGAAATGCGTTGATTTCGGCTCATAGTTTGGCCGATAAATCTATGATCATTAATCGCGATTGATTCTGAATTGGCAAGTATTGTATTTAAAGAAGCCATTTATTATCTCGATTGAGGAAGTGATCTTTGTGCTGATTGATTAGCACTCCAAACCGCTTGTTTATTTTTAGCCAAAAATTGCGTTGCTGATTGTGTATCAATTGCATTCATATTAGCAATATAAGGGCCATTATACACTACTTGAGGAGCATTTCCGCCTATAGCATTTAATTGATTGTTAGGAATAATAGTGCCTGCGGTATTAGGAATAAATAATTCAGGGCCACGCTCACCAACAATAGAAGGGCCTGAAACAGGGCCACCTTCAGCAAGTCCCGGCAATTTTATTCCGCCACTAAATGCAGTTTTACTTCCGCCACCAAATATACTACCAAAGAAATCGCCAATACCTAAACTACTAAATATAGATGTAGCTTGAGCTTTTAATTGAATCTTAATAAGGTCTGAAATAATGCTTCGAGCCAAATCACCAAAACTTAATTTTCCTGTTTCTACAAATCTATCTAATGCGCTTTCAAGATTTTGAGTAACTGATACGAATGCTTGTTCACCCATTCTTGCATAGTTAGTAGCATTTTCAGCATAAGAAGCAAAGGCTTTTTGCCAACCATATTCAAAAGTTCTTTGATCTTCCAAAACTTTATCCATTGCCATAATGCGTTTTTTTTCAACTTCAGCATATTTAGCAATATCCTGATCTGTCATTTTCTTTTCTGTTCTTAACAAAATAATCTTTTGTTGCAAATCGTAATATTCAAGCGCTATTTTTCTTTCATTTTCTTGCGCAAAAGCTAATTGGTTTTCAATCTGTAGCCTTCCCATTTTAGCTTGTGAAATTGCTACTTCTTTAGCATAAAATTCTTTTTGTTTTTGTAAAATCTCATTATCTTTAACTTCTCTAATATCTTTTTTGCCTGCCGCAATACCACCAATACCTGACATAATGCCGGGAATATTAGCGCCTTGAACAGAGCCATAAGACCTTTCACTAGGCGAAACATATTTTTGAATGCCTTCTTTATCTTTCCAAGCCGCCCACCAACCGGCTTCTTTTCTAATTTCTGCAAATCGATCAACAATGCCTTTTGATCTAGCTTGCCAATCTTCCATTGCAATTGTTAATTTTTCAAAAGCCGGTGCTATTGTATTAGCAATAGTTACTTTTAGATTCATAAAGAATCTATCTAATCTATCAACAGAATTTCCTATGCTTTTAAATGTTTCGTCTGAATCTTTAAATTTATTTTTATTCTTTTCAAGCTCATCCGCCATGCCTTTAATATCAACACCACGAATAGCTCGGCCAAACATATCCATAGCAAGCGCATTGCGTTTGGTTGTATCTTCAACGGAAGCTAATTGTTTGACAGTTTTTTCGAATAATTCTTGAGGGGCTAAAGTTCTTAAATCTTTGAGAGATACACCAATTGATAAAAAGGCTTTTTGAGCTTTAGATGATCCTTCGGCGGCTTCATCTATTTTATTTGAGAATGATGCCATAAGCTTACCGGCATCTTCAGTATTTCCACCATTAACTGATAAAGCTTGCGACATACGCAATACGGATTGAACCGACATATCATTGGCTTTTGCGACATCATTTATTTTGTCTGCAAAGTTAATTGCTTCGCGAGCAGTAGCGGCAAAGGCCGTTCCAACGGCAAGCAAGGATACTTTAGCACCTGTGCTAAATCCTTCTACTTTGTCTTTAGCTTTACCTAAATTGGCATTAAATTCGCCTGCATCTAGGCCAAGTAAAACTGCTAATCTTGAAATAATTGCCATGATTACTTACCTTTAAATCTATCCATTTTAAAGTTAGGTGCTTGGCTCATAAATAAAAGCAAAGATTCATTAGGATCAGTTTTCTCTATGCCATAAATATAATCATAAGCACTACCTAAAACGCCTTTTAGAGTATAGGGTTGGCTATTATTTGCTCTTAAATAATTAAAAACTCCCGATACAAGCGAGCCTTGCATAGTTAATAAGCTTCTATTTCCAATTAACCCATCAGCAAACATGACTGTAATTTCATTCATGGTTGCTTCATCTAGTGCGTCTATATCTTGTATTGTATGCCCGTTAAAGACCATAGCCGCACGAACTTGAGTTCTTAACGAGCTTGCTACTTTGACTTTATGTCTTTGTATTCAGGGCTAATAACCTCGTTAATTTTTTCCACTAAAGTCATTTGAACTGATAATGGAAATTCAGCTTCTACATCTTCATAAGTTATATCTTCTAATGATCCTGTTTCAGGTATTAGAAATTTAATATATTCAACAATTCTATATTGCAAAATATGTTTATTTTTGGCAGTTTCTCTCATTGATCTGCCTTCAATTACAACATCATTTTCTTTTACTTCTAGGCCTTCTCTTTCCTCAAGGCCACCAAATTCTTTGAGCATTTTTTGATATTCTTGCTCAACTTTATCTTCATTAGGGTTTTTAAAGTAATTATAAATAGCTTCAATTTCTTGAACGCTTGGCACTCTTACTTTAAATGTATGATCGCCTAATTCAAATTTTCTTGTTAATACAGATAGCCTATTTTCCTCGTATTTTTTACCGAGTGCAGTTCCTAATTTGCTCATGTCTTATTTTCCTTGTGTTGTTAAATTTTTAGCTTTATATGAATCCATTTTTTGTTTTAAAATTACGCCTAATTTTGATGCCACCATTTGCGCTTGTGATTCTAAAGATATTCGCATAAATGGTTTAGCTGACATATTGGCAGTTCCAAACTCATTAGAAATTGCTCTTGCGTCATGCATAATGCCTTGTTCGCTATAAAATTTTCTTTTAGCTCTTTTGTATTCTTTTCCTTGCAAACTTCCATATTCTGCATGAAATTTTTGCTTTAATTTTTTAGGAATTGGTCGAGATGAAACAAGCGATATAACAGAATCTTTTGGTGTTACATATCTTGATTTCATATCTTTTCTAGTAGGTCGCCTTGCAGTAATATACAAAGACCTATCTAAAGCGCCTGTGTCTTTAGGTGATAATGCTTTTGCCATAGCCAAAACAGGCTTCATGGCTTCTCTAACTGCCGGTATTAATACTTTGCTTTTTGCGTCTTTATCGCCAAATTGTTCTTGAAATTCTTTGAATGCATCAAGAGTTTCTTTTAAACCATTGACCGCAAATTTAACACTCATTAATCTGCCTTAATTATTTTTTGATAAATCGTATTATTTAGTTTAATAGCATAATCAACTGCTTGTTCAGGTGTAAGTTTATCCGCATGATTTTTAGCAATATCATGGGCTAATGCAATACCTGTTAAGCGTTGTTGAGCGAAACCAAACCAATTCTTTTGACCTGAATTGGCTTGGCTCACTAAATAACTTAATAAATCATCATTATTCTTAATTTGTGTTGTCATTTCTTTTCCTTGTCCTAATTAAGAGTTAGACCATCCATATTGGTTACCGCGTGGATGAATTGTAAATGTGCATTTAGCTTCAGCAGTTGGGTTAGGATCAACATTAAATTGACCTACGCGACCATTGAATGCGTAATTAACATAGTTTGTGCCATCAGTAGCCTGAATAACATAAGTTCTGTCAATTGTGCCATTTTCATAATCAGCTCTCATTAATAGCAATTGTGTATCAGCAGGATTCCATGCCGCAGTAATTGTCATTGATGTAGGTGCAGATTGAACAGGAATCTTGTCTGATTGACGAGAGCCGGCTACATTATAGTTTGCAACTGCGTCATCGCCACCGAATGCAGGGATAGCTTCAACAGGCAATAAGTTTGCTGAAATACAAATTGCTGATGTATCAGCCCATGTTTCTAATTCAGTATTATCTAAAACTGTTGGAGTTGCACCTGATTGGCAATATAATGATGCGCTAAAACCCGGTAAAACTTTATTTGGAAGTGCCATAATTTATTTCCTCACATTAAAAAATTAAAAATTCTTATGTTGGTATGTATAAGGTGCAATCCATAAAAATATTAAATAGATTGATCTCATTGTCGTATCCATTATATAACCACACTACATCAGCTTTAGATATTGGAAAATTTACGGCACTAGGATTGCCAAAAGTTCCACTATAACCATGTAATGCTTGCAAAATATCGTTTGCAGTATTAAAGCTATTTGCCATCGTAGTAGAGAAAACACTTATTTGGAAAATAGGTGTATCAATACCTTTAACACTTTGTGTTTGGCCTGTATAAACAGGTTGATGGACATTTCTTAATTGCCATGTAACAAAGTCATTCTGTGTAGCAAAATTTCTATTGAAATTAGCATAAACAGGTATAGGCGATATTATATCACTTAACTGCCATTGTATGGCTTTTGCGTAATCATTTACATTCATTTGAGTAGCCATATTAAACCTTTGTCGTTGGATCGGATCGGTAACACATTAAGGTTACGGACATCCTGTCGTTAGATTCCAAGCAATCAGTAATACGCCAATCTTTAGCTCGCCATGTAATTGAATATAAATCTTGATTATCCACAATATCTTTTAGCCATGGCGTATATTGGAAAGTGAATTGAATCAAATCTTGATATACACGATAGCGTTCAGTAATAGCAAGTGAATTTTTTACATCGGACACTAAAGGTCTAGTTGTAAATTTAGGCGTGATTGTTGTTGTATATTCACCATATAGATCAGTTCCAAAGGTGAGATCATTAACAACCACATTTTCATAGCGCTTAATGGCCATTTATATTCTCACATTACAAGTGGTTTATATGGTCTTAATAAAGCATCCACTCCATAAGGAATGTTTTGTAATTTAGTTAAAGTTGTTTCAGCACGATTATTATATAAATGAGTTAGTAATAATAAGCCTGCTTGCTTAATTACAGGATATGCTTGCAAGAAGTTAGGATTTTGCGTGTATTCTACAACAAGCGGACTTGTTCTATTCATGCTGATATTGCTAGGCGTGCCATTAGGCAAAATAACTTTATTGCCTGTAACATCATAGTAATAATCGTTAGTTGTAAGTGTAACTAAAACGCTTGGGCTATTTCCGTTATAGTAAGCAACTTTATTAATTGCAACGCCACCTGAATTAAAGCTATCTTTATAAGATGCTTCAGGCAAATCTAGGCAAACAGGGCTAGCATAGATTGACGAAACATTATAATAAACGCGATATGAAGTAGGAAAGATAGACATACCGAGATAATCCTCAATATGCATTCTTACCGCTACTTCTAACCCTTCTAAATAAGCATCTTGTGATTCATCACCAAACAAGTTTAATTGATTAGTAATCTCATCAAGCGTTAGCCAATTAGTTGTTAAATCGCGTGCAATTTGCTCAACCTTTGTATAATTAAAAGGATTGCGAGTTGCCGCATAAGGAACTTGCCCTAGCGTATCAGCCATTTATTAAACCCCTACTAAAAATACGCCTGCAAAAGGATTGCGAACAGTAGATGCTAATCGTTTTTCAGCATATAGTGTTACAAAGCCGGGTGCAGTTTGATCAAAGCGCTTAATATTCATTTCCTCTGCATCAGCAATAGTTAGGAATTGATCCCAATTTGCTAATACACCTGAAATCTTGCCTGCCGCAGGTGCGTCTAGGTAAGGATTAGGAATTACAGGGAAACCAAATAGATAAGCTAAAGCACCGCCATCATCATCGCCTGTTTCAACAAACATTGGCGCACCACCTGTTGATCCTTTTAATTTTCTTAATTGAGAAATTAAAGAAGGATGGAAGTGCCATGCAGTTGTAGGCAAACTCCAATATTGACCGGGCAATAATGAAGCCGCATTTACAATATCATCATAAGTAATTGCTGAAGCTGAAAACTCTTCTTTTAAAATGGTATGGATACCATTAGTTATAGCAGTTCCGCTAGTGCCGTAAGCGGCCGCTGAAGTGCTTGTATTATAAACAACCAAACCGCGCAAACCATCAGTTCCGCCTGTTGATGTTGTTGTTGATCCTGATTGATCATCATTAGTAGCCATAGATTGCGCTTCTAACGCTGAAAATTCGAGCATCAAATCATTCACAATTGCTGATTCAAGTCCATTAATATCTGACATTGCCGCAGTTCTAATTGGCAATTGCGCAGTTATAACTCTTGTTGGAAGTTGCCAAAAAGAAGTAGCAATATTTGGGCTACCACTATCAGGAACAACCGCATAAGTCCAAGGATTAGTTGAGTTAGCCGCGTTACCTGTTTTAGCAACAAATTGAGCCGCAGAAGTATTTGTGGATTTGATTTGACGAGAACCTTGTCTGAAAGGATTAGCATAACGGAGTGCCGCGAATGCATCGTCAAAGTATATTCTACCACCAATATTTAAACCGCTACCTGTAAGCGCTGACGCTTCCTTAACATCTTGGGCTTGTTCCTCAAACAAATTAACTTTAGCTTCGCCTTCAGTTAATGCTTGCTTAATGCCTTTAAAAATTCTTTCAGATGTATTCATTTTTCTTTCCTAAATTAATTAAAGAAGGGGCGGATTGCTCCGCCCTTCCCGTTACCATAGTTTTAAATTATGGTTTTGTTACAGTTGCAGTTGATCTATATCTTACTAAAGCGAAAGGATCGACCACGCTTGTGCATAGACGCTTTTCACCATAGAAAGTGATAGAGCCGGGCAATGTTTGATCGTAACGGCGTAGAACCATATTTAAACGATCAACGATTGCGTGGCAACGATTCCAATCACCAAAATACATTGGATAGAGAGAATCTGTGCCTGCCGCAGTATCAAGGAATGGAACATCTAGGTATTTATTAACAACAACATCAAAACCTAATAATGTGCCAACGATACCATCATCGCGTGATAGACCATCAACATAAATTGGGCGACCTTGTGAATCTGTTAAACCACGAATAGCCGCTAACATGAGTGGGCTAATAATGAATTTAGCAGTTGGTGTCCAATATTGTTGTGGTAAAGCATAGATAAAGTTCACTACATCTTTATAAGTTACATTATTCACGCCACCATCGCCGTTTGTTGTCAATTGGTCGTATGTAGCGATGTCATGTAAGCCTGATGATGAACCTGTGCCTGATGAACCATAAGCCGCAGTAGAAGTTGTTCCACCTGTGTATGATGCATTAGCGCCGGGATATTGATTTAAACCGCGTAAGCCGTTTGAACCACCATAAGGCAATGTTGTAGCACCTTGATCATTGTTTTGGATCATTGAAAGAGCTTCTTGTTGAGAGAACTCAAGCAACATATCTGAAACAACATTAGATTCTAGGCCATCAATATCATCAAGAGCCGCAGTTCTGATTGGGAACTGTGTATTTAAATCTTGAAGAGTTAATTGCCAAATTGTTGTAGCTTCAGTTGTTGGGTTAGCACCTGATGAAGTGTTGTTATTGATTGGATAACCCCACATAGCACCTGCGTTACCTGTTTTAGCTCTGAATTGATAAGTTGCGCCATCAGTAGCAACTGCGCGTGAAACACCACGCATTGGGTTTGCTAAACGGAGTGCAACAAATACAGGATCATAAGCAGTTCTACCACCAACGCCTGCGCCTGAACCTGTCAATGCTGAAGCTTCTTTTAAGTAAGCATCATATTGACCTGCATCTTCAAACATTTTGATTTCTTTTTCGTTACGGCCACCGGCTTTAACGAATTCAGCTAATTGACCTTTAACCATACGATTAACTTCTTGGCTGATTGATTTGTAAGTTTTGATTGTTGAAGGAGCTTGAACTGAAGCAACTTTAGCTTCAAGAGCCGCAACTTTTTCATCGAATGAAGCTACTGTTTCAGCAAGTTTAGCATCAACGGATGTTGTAATTTCATCCACTTTCGCTAAATTTGCGGCTTCAATAGCGTCAAGTTTTTCCATTATTTTTTCTGACATGACTATTTATCCTTTTAAACGATTGTTAAGTTTTTTGAGTAAGTCGCGCTCTTCTAAAGCTTTTAGAATTGCTTCTTGCTCATTTACCACCGCATCAGCTTCACTCTGAATAGGTGCTTTTTCAACACTAACTTCAGGCTCATCACGAGTTGCTAAAATTTGTTTGAAAATTGAAGACGCGGTGGTCGCATCTTTTCTTGAAAGTTTTGCATCACGCAATGCCTTCTCGATTAGTTTTAAATCAAGCGTTCCATCTTCGCGGAAGCATGATTCTAATTTTGAAATATTGCATTCAAGATTGTTAGGTTGCATAACGATTGAAACTTCTCTTAAACCGCCTTTAGTAATTTGGAAATAGCCATCTTCGTCTGCGTCTGCATCCATCATATTGCCTTCAGCATCAACCATTGCATATTCGTCTGCATAAGCGCCAACAGAAACACCGCCAACCATGTTTGGTGATTCTTTCATAATTGTATAAAGGTCTTTACCGGCAGTTGTATTTGTAAATAGACGGCCTTTAGCATTCATGCCTGTATCTGTAAATTCAAACTCTTGCCATTCACCAACAGGCATTGACATATCATTATGTTGAAAATACATTGGAAGTGGTTTGCCTGATTTTGCAAACTCATCAGCCCATTGTGCAAAGCCTTCAGGTTTATAATTAAATTTACGACCATCAGCGCCTTCTCTAGCGCCCCAAGTCGTTACAGTAGCTTCAATAACGCCACTATCTTCAATAGCTTCATCGGCTTTAACGCCTAATGCAACTTTAGATTCGAAAAAGAACTTCTCGAAATTTGATTTGTTAATCATTGATTGGCACTCCCTTTTTTTTCATTCCGTTAGTTTCAACAGGTTGAGGTTTTCTCTTTTTAGCCTGTTGGGTTAATTTATCGAGCAACTCTTTTAATGTCATTAGGCTTTTCCTGCCTGACCTGTTTTGCCAACGCTAGAAGTATTGCCACCGCCACCTGTATCTTGAGGTGAAGTGCCGCTAATAGGTTTAGCTTGTTTTGATGTATCTTTTAATTCGTCTGCGCCATCCATATTTTCTTTGCCTAAATATTCGCGCGCTTCATTAGGTGTCATTATACCATTATTTACACCTGCTACTGCGTAATTCATTTGGTCTAATGGCGCACCTTTTAAAAAATCTTGAGTTTGGAATTCAATACAGAGATTTGGATAGCCTGCAAGTAATGAAGTTTTAAATTTCTGACTTATATTAGTAATAATTGGCAACATTGTTGATTTATAGAATTCATCTAACATTGTTTGAGTGTTATTGTATTTACCTTCCTCAATTCCAATCATTGCCGGTGGAACGCCAAACAATCCGCATATACGCTTCATAGTTTGTTGCTTTAATGCGCGTGCATCAGCGTCTTGAAGTGTAAGCATATCAAGTGGCATATATTTCATGCCGTTATCTAATAACATACCTTGTCCGGGTTTGGATAAATCAGTTGATTGCGATCCTGTTAATGATGACCATGCTTCTTTTAATCTTGCCGCAATTTCTTTAAATTTAGAATCAGGAATAACTTGGTCTGTAACAAACATTCCACTAGGTTTAGCGCCATTAAGCATAATAAAGTTTGAATATAGATCAATATCTTGATCAAGTGATACAAGTTCAGTTGCTAAAATGCCTTTATTGAAACCTGCTGAACCTTGCCAAGCCATTTCACTTGCATGAATAACTTGGAAATATTCTAATGGCTCATCTTTATTAAATCCGTAAGTGCTAGTCGATAATCTATAAGTAGGGTATCGAGTAGGTGTTATTTGAGCGGTTATTAAAGTTGAATCCAATAGATACATTTCCATTGGGGTTAGCGTTGAGTTTGATTGCTCTTTACGCCATAAAGCGGTAAATGTTTCGCCTGATAAGTCATACCACATAGACCATTGATACCAAAATTCGTATGCGGATTGATAGTTATTTGGATTATTAAGCAAGTTATAAACTGCTTTTGCTTTAGCTTTATCTCTTGCTGAAACTTTAGAATCGGTTACTGCATCAACTAATTTACCATTGGCATCATAAGCCATGATCTTAATTGGCAATTGAGCTAATGCTCTTGCTTTTGCATTTACGCAAGCCATAACTGTTGAATTACGGCTTAATACTGACATATCAACTACTCGGCCTGCGGTATTAACAGAGCTTGTAGTTACATATAATAATTGATTATTCGCTTGTTGTTTTTGGCCTGAAACATTGCGTAAGATGTTGTTTCCTAACGCAGTTTGGCCAAATAGGGTATTACTTTCTTGAGCGGTTTTGTTTGACTTTCTTTTGAAAATATCCGTTATAGCCATATTTTTCCTTTAAATGCTTCTAAACCCAAACGAGCTTGAAACGAATGGATTATCTAATGAGCAATGCATAGCAATGATAAGCGCTATTATACCATCAACCTTTGCTGATTTATCAGCTTCGTTCTTGCGTATCTTAATATTTCCATTTACATCTTCATAAACTTCGCAATTGCCTAATTGCCATCCGAGAAATGGATTTCCACTATGTTTTATTTGATGTTGCATAATTAATTTTTCAGTATGCTTGGATGGATTATTTAAAACGGCCATTCCTTGTCCAACTTTTTTGACGGGAATACTGTAATCATACAATCTTGCTACTAAAGAAGCGGCATTATAAGCATCATACCCTACTTCCTTCACATTATAAAGTGTTGCTTGTTGTTTTATGTATTCAGAAATCTCTCGATCATCCATAACATTGCCTTCGGTGATCTTTAATATCCCGGATCGGACTGCTTGATCAAATATAGGTCGATAATGAGTTGGAATTAATTCTAATCCCTCTTCAGGTAAAAAGAATTGAAAATGCGCGTAATAATCTTCCTCTGAATATCTTTTTAATACACAAACTGCATTTAAGTCGCGAGTGGCCGCCAAGTCAAAACCAATAAAAGTTGCTTCAGGTTCAGGCCTATCTTCGCCAATAGAATCATCCCAATATTGACGATCAATCCATGCCGTATTAGCGCTAACATAAATGTTAAGTGTCTTACATAAAAATTCATTAAGTGCCGCAGGTTTTAATTTAGCTTGATCGCATCGATCTTTAATAGCATCTTGATATACAGAAATCCCATGCATTGGGTTTGCTTTAGCCCAAGTCTTTTCATCTCGCCAATCGTCTGCCGGATCAAGTCCATAAAGAAGGCCAAACCATTTAGGATTATCAGGCGCTTCGCCATGAAGCATTGCTTCAAAAGCAATCATGTCTTCATAAAATTTAGTTTCTTTAGTAAAGGATGCGGTAGTGATATAAATCCTCAAAGGATTCTTACGAGCCACCATGCCTGAATGAATAACTTCAATAGAATTACGATCAACAATCTGCGCGGCTTCATCTATGATCGCGCAAGATGCATTCTTACCATCGCCTGACTTTTTATTATCGCGTGATAAAGCTTTAAATACAGTTTGAGCGTCATTCGTTTTTCCAATCTCATATTTGGAAACACGATAGCAAGCTTTAAGCTCTTCAGGCATAGAATCAACCATAGAACGAGCGGCATCAAAAACAATAGATGCTTGTTCTCGATTAGTGGCCAAAGTAAATACTTCAGCACCGGCTTCATTAAATAATAGTTCGTATAAACCGATGACTGCGGTTAATGTGGACTTACCTGCTTTTCTAGGAATATAAACAATAACATCAGTCGTCATTCTTTTGTTATGGTCTTTTTTGTGGCGGAATCCATAGATGCCACATATAAGCATAATTTGGAAAGGTTGTAATTCTATTTGTTGGCCTGCATCAGGGCCTTTAGTATGTCGTAGAACAGAAACGAAATTTAAAACATGATCAACATATTCAGGAATGAATTCAAACTCCCATTGCTTATCTTCCATAAAATTTAGGAAGCGCTGACAAGCGAGTTGAATATTTTTACAAACTTCTATATTGCCTTTGACTACATCATTGGCATATTTGATGCCTATCTTATAATCCATTATCTTTTAACTTGTGGCCCTTGTAATAATTTTCCGATCATTGAGTTGGTAGTAAGATTAGCACTTGATTTATTTAGTCGGCCTTTAGGTGTTAATCCTAATTCATTCATTAAAGCGATAATAAGTTTAAGAGCTTCTTTGCGAATAGAAACATAAGGTGATGGCCCAATAGTTTTTCCATCATTAAAGCTAGTTACTAAACCCTCAACTGCAATATGTCGGTTGCAATCAATGTAAGTATCAATTTGATCCGCAAGCATGGCCAACGAATGTTTGTCCTGATCAGAGCCTAGTCCATAAAGATCATAAAGATAATCGGAAGTTTCAGAAACAAATTTAGGTTTGCTCCACGCATCAGGATTATCCATCCACTCGGCTTGGGGAATTCTTGTGCGTAAGTTTTCAGGCAAGGGAATTCCCATGTTTTCCCCTTTTGTGCCTTTGATTATGTGAAGTTCGGGTGGAAGCTTGGCAGTCATTATAGACACCCCCCTTTTAAAACCCCTTTTACAAAAGATTGGGGGCGCGCTTGCTCATTTAACACCCCCAAATTATTTAAGTTATTCAATAATTTAGCTTCTTTACTTAATTTCATTTATAGCCCCTTGCCCTAACTCGCCTGCTAATGCGGCGTATCCACACATATCAATTGCGTTATCAACATAGCTTGGGTTGCCCTTGTATCGAGCAACCTTGAGTAATGTCATTAGTATTGCAACATCTTGAGGAGTGATTGGATGATTGAGATAAGCTGACCATAGTCTAGCAATATTAGCAAAGTTATTCTCTGCTTGACCATGCGTGGACTGTCTGTCTTTAGTTATATATTCATTAGCCGTTCTTAATATCTCTGTCTTATCCATGTCCTATCCTTTCGTGTGTATTATATATTATAAACCAAGAAATAGTTTGCGCTCATCTTTCCTTCTATTTTCTAATCCTTTTAATATCTTACCACCTGCTTTGCAATACTTCATTAACGATTCCATAGCCGTTTCTTTATCGCCACGCAAAAGCGCTTGACGAATGGTTGATCGTTGAAATGTCCCAAGGCCAAGATTAAAACTAAAGCTGACAAGAGCGTCAAACTCATGTTGTCGTAAAGGCAAGTTAGGTAACATCTTATGTATTCCCAACTCGAAACGATTGAGGTCGCGTTTAAGAAGTCCATCTATTTCCTCTTTCGTAAAAGTTTTATTCCAAGATTCAGGCAATGATTTACCATCGCCGATAAGATGACCGACACCAACAGTCCAAAGGTTAGCAGGACAACGATAAGGCCTATTCCTAACGCCTTCATGGTGTTTAATTAATGCAATCCCTTTTTCTGATGTCTTCACTTATTGCGTAGCTTCTCGAATGTTTTAGCGCCAAAATAAAAACCAACAATTGTAAATGTAATCGCCATTTCGTGTTCTGTAAATGTTTCTTGAACTGCAACTTTCCAATCCACATTTGTTTTAATTGCCCAAAATAATTGAATAAAATTAAGAAGTATCAATTCGCCTACAAAAGCAAACGCAATAACAGGTCTAACTAAAGCATTTAGATTAATCACCCATTGAGAAGCTTTTTCAACAATTTTAGAATCATGCTCATATAAAGCAACGCGCTCTTGAGCAGTTGTTTCTAAATCAATCTGATCTGTTTTTATTTCCTCTATTCTTGCTTGTGCAACGAATCCTGCTTTAGCTAATTCAAGTTCTCTTTCAGTTTGAAGTTTAGCCATTTCTCTTTCATGCGCTTGATCACCTCTTTGCTGAAAGAATTTAAGAATGTCAGGCAAGCCCGCGCTAAAAAATCCTAATAAACCTGATAATATTGAAAACATAATTAATTTCCTATTGGGTTAGTCATAGCTTTATTTAAAGCTTTCATTTGTTGGTTAAGCGATTCAGTTTGCGCTTTAACCTCTGATCTTATACTGTTTAATGATGCATCAACTTCTCTTTGTGATCCTCGAGCTAATGCACTTGTTTCTTTAGCTGATCCATTAGCTTCATAAGCCAACTCAATTGCTTTTAATGTTCTGCTTTCCTGTGCATTAATTCTAAACTCTAATTCTTTAACTTTACTTTCATCGTAAGATTCAATTACCGAAACCATTTTGTTGTAGGTTGTAATTCCTGTAAAAACTATTGGCCCTACGACCGATAGCAAAGTTCCACCTATCCAAAACAGTTGTTTCAGCGATAAGCCCCATATAAATTCCTTGTTGAAGTCCATAGTTATTTTCCTGCTCTAAATTATAAGAATCAACCATTGATGGTTGGGTTAAATCATTCGGGCTTTGTAATAAAGCCAAACTTAAAACTATTCCCAATCCGGGAACAATTTCAATATCTTTTTTATTTTCTGATTTAATATCTTCTTTTTTAGGTTCAGCTTTGACTTCAGTTGTAGTGCTAGTCAATGCATTATTAAATGTCTGAACAGGTTCTGCTTGTGCAATTACAGATTCTGTTATCGTGGGCGTAACACTTGTGTTGAGTATCCCGTTTGGATTGACAGGGCTTACTACACTCACAGGACTTGTTACATTGTTCTGATTGTCCAATGTCATCTTGCAAGTATTGGATATTTCCGACCAAGTTGTCCAAGTTTGCGAACCATACGGATCGGAACATTGGGAAGTTCTTAATTCCGTTATCAATCCTTCGTAACCACTTGCGCATGATAAAGTTCTCGTTTCAGTTGTTGGTATGCAAGTAGGTGGATCGGCAATACAGTTATTTGAAGTATCTTGCCAAGCTGACCAATTGCTAGTGCTACAAGTATAATACCTAACCTGATTTAATGCACCTGAATAATGTATAGGGCATGATAAAGTTCTAGTTTCTGTAGCGTCTGTGCAAGCAGGTTGAATATAAGCCGCGCATATTGGATCATTAGGATGATAAGGACACCAATATCCTGATAGCGCAGTTCCATCGTCTATGTCATGGCATTGTAATTGTGTTATGTATCCATATTGATCAGGAACATAAGTGCAATACCACGCATAAACATTATTGCTTATCAGCAGTAGGAACAGGATCAGGTAGTTTAAAATTTGAGCCATATAAATTATAAAATCTTTCAGGATATTTTTTAAACCAAGCCCGGCGAGCAGTATCACCTAATGCTCCACCAAAAGGACATGGGCTTCCTGCCATTTCCATAGCTTCCCATGTAGCCAAATCCTGACACAATAAACTAACTCCGCTTACTTTTAATCCTAAATTTGATAAAGCTTCAACTTTAACTACTCTTACACAATTCTCATCTTCAACTGTAAATCCACCGCTAATAGATACAACGCCTGTATTAGCTCCGCCACTCACGCCTGTTTTACATATTTTAGGATTCATTGTAGAAATAGAAGGTGCAATAGCTGATGGAACGGGCATTCCTTTATTATATGAAGTAATAGTAGTATCGGCGGCAAATACTTCGGCAGAAATAACTGCTAAAAGTCCACCGATTACTAAAGCCAAAATAAACAATATAAATCTATTCATTTAAAAATCATCCTCATTCAAATTATGAATATTACATACTATCTTGGCGTATTTTTTAAATTTAGCTTCGTGAGCATCAAAGTCTTTATGGCCTGAATACCATAAAAAACAATGAATCATTTCATGCATCATGGTATGAGTGATTTTATTCCAATCATCGCATGATCTATCTATTTGTATTCTTGGCGGATCGTTAATAAACCATCCAAAAGCATCGGAGTTTGATATAACTTCAAAACTAACTTTATGAGCTTGAGGTAAATGCCATTCATTAAATGGTGGCAATAACGCTAACATTTTATATATCTTACGCAGATTCTGTTTTGTTAAGAGCTTGGCCATAATCTGCATCAGTATAGGTTATAAGTCCATTAGGTGAATAATATAAATATTTGCCATCGTTCTCTTCTTGTGTCTTTAATGTATGATGCGGAACGCATAAGCTTTGAAACAAATTGTTCTTAAACTTATTAGCATCTTGTCTGTGTGGAAATATATGGTCAATAGCAACCGCCTGAACAACCTTACCTTCTAAAAGACAGGCTTGGCATAAAGGCGCTTTGCTTAATTGAATTACTCTTTGTTTTTTCCAATAAGCCGTTGAATATAGCTTGCTATTATCTTTGTCTTTTTGCGTCTTTTCACCACCATGAATATTGCAAAAAGTGGATCGACTTGTTTTAAGATTGTTACAACCTAATTCCCGGCATTTATCATAAACGGGAGTATAAGGCATTAGTCTAAAAAAGTTAGCTTATACATTGTAGTTTCTACAATGCTCAATAATGCATCCACTTCATTTTGTAAGCTTGTATAATCACCAACAACTGCTCTGTTAGCCACAATAAAATCCCGGATAGATGTTACTTCTTGAAGCGCATCAGCTTTTGGTGGTTCATACATATTTGGATATTCAACGATAACTTGATATGCGCCTTGATATTGCTCAATGATTGTATCAACTGCATCAGGTAGCTTTTCGTAATAACCTTGTAGCGCTTTATGCTCTGAATAGGATTTAGTTTGTAAATGTAATAAATGGCCATTAGTAGCCGCATGAAGTAATTTTAAAAAGAATTCGCCAATAGTAACGCTTGGCAATACTACTTCAGCTTCGTGGATTGAGTATATTTTTTTCATAATTTTACCTATTCATAAGATATATGACGATTGCCATAATAATAACGCCGAGAAGTAATTCTAACATAATTCACCCCCAATGATTATCAATAATTTCTATTTCAAACATTTCATATTCTTTATCATATCCTATAGCAATTTGACCCCAATAAAAATCAGGTTGCAATGGTTTTTTTATTTTTTTAGTGTAATCATCCAAATAATGAATAAAGCTATGAATATCTTCAATTTCAATAGTCCATTTTTTAATTGATTTATCATAAATAGCATATTCACATGGCTTTTCATCATCAAGCCAAATTGAAGTTTTTGTAATTATATATTTCATATCTTGTCCTCTAATAATTTTAGCGTTTGGTGTAAAAGTTCCGATTCTGTTCCATACTTCTTTTCAAATGTTTTTTGACCTGCATGGAGCGCCACACCAAAACCGCCATTTTGATGGTGCATTGGACATAAAGGGATAGCCATACTCCAATGGCTACGCATAGCCAATCCAACCCCATGCCTAATGTGGTGAATATGAGGAGCTGAATAACCAAACCCAAGATTGCGGCAAACAATACAACCAATTTGAGATAACTTTTCATAATGTGCTTTTTCATCTTTATTCATATATAGGTATAAATGCGCCAATTGGGATAAATACCATAGGCTCTACATCTTGAGCATCGCCACGATCATATCGGCCACCAAAGCCATAACGAACTTCAATATTATCCTGTTTTAAATAATAAGTGCCTTCAGCAAAATGCACGATTAGGATAAATGGCATTTTGGTTTCATTGGTATATTCTTTGCCACGCATCCATTTATTTAATGAAAGCATATATTCAGGATATTTATTGATAGGCAAATTTTCACGCCATTTAATTTCAATAAAAGCTAATGGGATATTGCCACGCATGGCCATCCAATCAACATGATAAGCAAACGGAAGCTTCTTTAATTCACATCGCCATTTAGGCTCAATAATAGCTTTAATCTTATTTTCATTCGTAAGATCACGATTAGTTTGATATATAGGCCTTGTCATTCCATTGACCACCCTAAATTTGAAAAATAGACCTCAATGTTCTGAATATAACTTGTAAATTCCTCAACTGTAAGATCAGTCGTTGATCGAACATAAGGCACTTGAACGCCATTAATAGTCTTTTGTTCAGATAAAAAAAGATGTCCACAAAGTAAATGCACTTCCATAGGCAAATACCCCGTAAAGTTTGAAATGCTTTTATAAAGCCTGCCCCACAAAAATTTATTGGCTTCAATAGAGCGACCTCTAGCCTTTTCTTTGATCGTAACTTGCGGTGTTTTGCCTTCTTTGATTAGCCCTTCCAAATAAATCTGAAGTTCCGGAAGGTTCTGTAGCGTTACTATCCAATCTTTCTGCTTCATGTTTTAGCACCTTTGCGTCATCGTGTATTTTAATCATCTTATTTCCATCCCAAAGTATGTATCGATTTGCGCCATCTGCAAGAACATATCTTGAAATCAAATAATTATTGCGTTCAATGCAATATTGACTTACTTTTTTCCATTTATTTTGCATTTATAGCTTCCCTTGCAGTCTTTAAAGAAATAGCAGGATAGTTTTTAGGATTAGCAATAATGCGATGCGCCCAAGCTCTCATGTCTTTAAGCTTCTTATCTTCTACAGGCATCTTCTCTTGTATTAATGCTAATAGTTTATCGGCCTGCGCCTTGTTTTGCTGATTGTTTAGTTTAGGTGCTTGGAGCTGAACAAACTCGACAGGCTTTTCCCGGCAGAGTTGTAGAATATCAAATACAGTAGGCATGAATTTATTATTATCAACCCACTTATCAAAAGCTTTTGTAACTACATTAAATTCAAACTTATCTAATTTAGCAAACCAAACTCTTAATGTATCAATATCTAAATTGGGTTTTTGATAGAGCGATGTTACTGTATCCATCATGGATTTAAAACTTATCTTGTCGTCTTGTGTCATATTAGTTCCTAAAATAATGGTTCGTCTGTTATTAAATCAAATACATTTTCTTTTGGTTGAGGCGGCAATTTTACAATTTTATGATTAGGCCTATTTAAAATATACATTTCAGCTTCATGTTTTGTTCTGAAGCGTTTATGTGGATCGCCAAAATCATCAAATACTAAATAACGAAATAAAACTTCCATAGCGTAACTCATCGAATAAATACCAATTCTAACACTAAAGATAATCCGAGCAGTAGGCCAAATAGTCCGCCAATCATTAATATTTTTATTGCAAAATCTAAAATTCTAACCATTAAACTCTTCCCATAAGAAATATAAGACGAGTGAAACAACCAAGAATATAGCCACCCACAAAAGAAAACCAACAATCTTAAAGACCAACCACAAATTTGGATGAATCATATTTTTTCTCAACTCCGTTAATAGTTTTAGAATTTTTAACACCAAGTTCTGATATAACCAAATTATGCTTTTTGCCTTTTAGGTCTTTCATCCATTCTAGGCTATCCGGCTCAAAGAATGAAATCATTTTCCAAACAAGCTCATTATTATTATTGAACTCTTCTATTAACCAAGCTTTAGTTTCCATCTTCCACCTCTAGTTTAATTTTGCCTATGTGTTTATATTCTATTGGTGTTTCTTTAATCTTGTCGCCATCATGCAATAAAACTTCACCCCTATGGTTTCTCCATACATACAAATATTGTGGCTCTTTAGGTTGATTATTTTTTGGTGTTAAATATACTGCACCATGTTCACTTATTTTTACATAATTTCTTTTGCAACATTCTTTAATCTTATCAACCAATGTTTTGTCATCCCAAAAGTCATTTGTATTAGGTTGTGGTTTAATGCGGTATTCTTTTTCTTTATCTTCCCAATCAGGATTGCTTTTTTCTTCTGCCCATTCATCTTCATCTTCTTCAGGATATTTCCATTCAATCTTTGCACCATCAGCCCATGCTTTTATTTCTTTATGCCATTTGTGAGGTTTCATTACTCTTCTCCCCTATACAAAGGTATTTCTTTTATCTGTGTTTCTTCTTTGTTAAATGGTTGTCTATCAAAAGATAATTTAGCTGACCCGTTTGGTCTTTCATACATATATGCAATAGGTTCTTTTGGTAGGTCAGGTAATTCCATCCAATAATCAGCCCGCCATTCCATAAAATCACCACATTCATCTAATTCTTGCCAATCATTATTTCCACTATAATAGGCTTGCGTAATTACATCAGGATATACTTTACTCCAAGACAAAACTATTTGTCCAATTTCAGGAAGTATGTCTTCCACTTTATGCCATTTATGTTGTTTCATATCTTATTCCTCATCCTGATTAATCATTCTAACTTCTTTAAGTTTGCGAGTATTGCCATCAAATACAAATTCAACATTGCATCTACTAGCACGCCTTTTATTTGTGGCCGCGCATAATCCTACCTTATCATACATTCTTAAAAATACTGCATAAGGTGCAATAACATCAGGTTTAGGTGGTGGAACTGTTTTAGCCACCTCTTGAACATTGAGTGTCCCTTGTAATTGTTTCACCCAAGTTTCAAGAGCCGGCATTGTATTTTCTACTGTCATATCTTTTCCTTTATTATTTAATAAAAAATGTGATTGCCTAAAGCAATCTTAATATCTTTTTGTTTAGCCCAAATAGGTTTGGTTGTTTTGGTATGAAACCATTTAGCACCCCTAGTTGGATCATCAACTTTACCTTCCAATATTGCTTTAGCCAATGGCATTAAATATGCAACTTGTGTTTGAGTTGGCATACCATAATCTAAAAACTGATATTGAGCCGGTTGTTTCATTATTTGGCAAATATTTTTCGGATAACTTGGATCGGCTTTCCGATTAATAG